GGGACCCGACAGGTCAGCCACCCGCTGCCTGTTGCGCTGTTGCAGCACGAAAAGGGACAGCTCCCCGTAGAGCCTTTGAAACTCACTAGTCACTGTGCGCCTCCCTTAGCTCCGCGATTCTGACCATTTGCTGGTCAATGATTTTGCCCATGCGGAGCAGCTCCTCACGAGCCGCAGCGCTGGACGGATTAGATTGGAGGATAGCCACCAGCATATGCGCGGTAGCTTCCCAAGTGGGGGTGCAGTCGATTATTTCAGTTGTCATGATTTGCCTCCTCGGCATTGGTTTTAGTGGTAGCGCTCGTCGCCTAATTCTTGCAGCACCGAGTAGGTGTCTCCGATTTCATCTATGAGGTCTTCTCGCTCCTGATTTAGGAGCTTGATGCTAGCCTCTACTTCGGTCAGCTTGGCTTTGAGTTCTTTGCAGGGGTCGATCATGCCGTTACCTCCTCAGTTGCGGCTGCTATGCCGTTGTTAACCGCTGTGCGGCAAAAGTCTTGCCAAGTCTCGCCTATGTCATCCCACTTGATCCCATGGTCTAACAGGACGCTTCTGATTGGGGTGTGGAAGTCAGAACTGCTGATACCGCATCCGTCTGCCCAGTCATCAAACAGCCACTGGCTGTACTCTTGGATTTCTTGGAGTATTTCTAATCTCATAATGGCACCCCTGTTTCTAGTGAGATAATTATCATCGAGAGAACAAAGGTCATGGGTACTACCAGACCAGTAGATATGGCAAGGAATAGCTTCTCGGAACGGCTCATAGCTTCACCTCTACTTTGGCTTCGAAGTGGTAGCCCAGCCGCTTCATCAGGGCTCGGGTCTCATCGGTCAGGGTCTTGGTTCCGGCGATAGCGGCAAAGGTCTCGCCAATCTCGCATGCTGGGTAGACGACTTGCGCCCCGTAGTTATTTTTTACTAGTACTTGGATAGTCATGGTTGCCTCCTCAGGCTTGGTTATCTAGGACACCCCGCAGGGTGTTTCGACCGGTTACCATCCGGTGCTCATCAGCTAGAAAAAATTGGGGCGGGGAAAATAAACCCCTCACCCCTATGCCGCCTCATCCAGTAGGACGGTAGACCCGTTCTCCTCAAGGTAGTGGATAGCTTTAGACGCCTGCTTTGCTGCCTTAACAATATGCTTGGGGTCAGACTTAAGAGCCTTGAGCCACGATTTGATGTATGACTCGTGCTGCAATCCCTCGTAGGGGATACCCAACAGTGCGCCACCCATAGCCGCACCCAGCTCAGCAACCAGCTCCTCGAAGGCGTAGCCCTCAGAGCCAAAGCTGTTTTGTATCTGGCGCTTCAGTCGGTCTGAGTGACCCGTCCAGTGCACCATTTCGTGCAGCAGGGTTGCATCGTGGTTCGCCTCATCCTTGAAGGCATCAACTGACGGCATCTTGATAACGTCAGCGGAAGGAATAAAGCACGCCTTGTCACCACCGTATTGGAGGTTGATACCCAGAGACTCAGCCAGTCGATTGGCTGCACCTGTACCGGCAGCTGGTGAGGTGTATTGCTTGCCGCCCTCTAGCCCTTCGATCTGGGCAACATTCCAGACTGGAAAGCATTTGTTGATAAAGCCAACCTTGTCGTCGCCGGTGGCTTTATCCTTGTAGCTGGAGCGAGCCATGAACCACACGTACTCACAGCCGCCGTTGTCATCGCTATTCTTGGGCACAGTGCCACCCAGAGCGGTTGCCTGCTTGTAGGTGAGCCAGCCGGTATTGCCCCAGCGCTCAGAGGCAAAGCCCAGATTGAAGAAGTTGATACCAGAGTACGGTCTGCCTGTACTGGCGTTATGGGGTACTGAACCGTCAGCGATTGCAGCCCATGGCTTCTGCCAGCGGTCAGCGCTTTCTAGGTTCTCGATGATGCGGTTGGTTACTTTCTCAAATAGCTCGTCGTATTTCTTAGTCATAATGGTTGCCTCCTCAGGCTGGGTTGAATAAATACAGTTGAACGCCCTCAGTGAAGGCGCTCTCAGTATTTACTAGAAGGTGTTAGCCGCAATTTGCAATAGGGCTACTAACGGGTTTCTGTCTTGCCTTTCAAGATCGCCGCCTGTCTCTCTGGCATACCAGCAGTTGCCCTCTTGGATAGCCGTAGCGACTATGTCGCCCTCATGCTTTAGCTCGGCAACGCGATACTCATCGACACCGCTAAAAGCGCCGGTGGTGTATTCGAGCGACTCGAATTGCGTATCTCGAAAAACAATACAATGCTCACCGCATCCAACATCGCTGATTGCCGCAGTGACTTCGCCGTCTACCCAGTTGCTTGCGTTGAAAGTTAACGTGTTCATAAGGTTGCCTCCTCAGGCTGTCAGTGTTTCGGGCTTGCTTGCCCTCATCAGTGCGCCATGTAGACGCAGACACTTGTTGGGTTTTGCCGCTTCACCCCTTGAAACCATCCTTGGATTCTCCGAGCGCCCCCAGAGCCTCTGGGTCGGTGTCCGTCGGGGTAAATTGCCCTGACTTGGTTCGCACTGTAGTCTCTAGGAAATGCCTTGTCAACACCTGTGGACGAAAATAATTCACTTAATTGCATATTGAGGTATAATTTAAGCACTCATAAACGAGGTTGAAACCTCACAGACAGCGGCGCGGCGGTATGCAATTGGATATTGAAAAAAGATTTGATCGAATTGAGCAGAAGATTGACCAGCTGTCCGACACGGTAGCCATTTTGGCGCGGATCGATGAGCGGCTGGTGAGCAGCCACAAGCGACTAGATAGGCACGAATACCGCATCAATCAGCTGGAGGGCAATATCAGGCAGGTTGAGACCAGCATCGCTAAGTCAGCCGGTAAGGGAATGGTGGCAGAGCGTGCGGCTTGGATCGTTTTCGCCGCAGCCATTACCGTGATGGCTAAATTTTTATAGCGCGGGAAAGAATCAACTCTCACCCCAGACCCGACTTCTCCTATAGGGGAACATACAGATGGACATAGAGACAGATACACAGGAAGCCGAAACAATTAAGCCATTGAACATGCGACAGCAGAAGTTCGTGGATTACTACGTGACATCAGGCAACGCAACCAGAGCGGCAGAAGCTGCTGGGTATGCACACCCAAACCATCAGGCATTCCGTTTGTTGGGAAATATTAGTGTAAAGGCATCAATCGAGGCGATTAGAGACGATATGGCGGACGATACAGAGCAGAGACGGGGTAATTGGATCAAGGCGCTGGAGCAATTGGGAATGGCGGCAGAGAAGGATTCTGACCGCCTCAGGGCTATTGAGCAGCTATTTAAGGCTGAGGGCTGGGTTGCCCCAGAAAAGCAGGAGATCGTGCAGTTTAGCGGCAGTTTTTTGGCTGATTTAGACCTTGAGGAGGTTGAGATTGAGGAGCTGTTGGACGATAAAGGCAGCGATATCAGCGACTTACACTAGTCTGACCAAGTGCTCATGGAGCAATTGACCCAAATCAAAGGTCTGGCAGGGTCAAATCCACCATAAAAGGACGGGGTGGGGGGGGGTAGTTTCTGGCTGCTGGCGCCGATCTGAGGTGTGGTTCCATGGGGGTGATATTAGTAACCAACACCGTATTTTGACCCCCGACGGGTCTTATGAGAGTACCGAGGCAAAAAATGAAACAACTATTAATGCATCGTGTTACGGCATGTAACTACTTGGACATGGATGAGTTCACCTTTGAGGCTTATATCGTCCCAATCGTCACCTCCCTGCGATTCGGAGATCAGCTGTACTACTTATCCTCTCAGGTAGAAGACGCGGTATACACGCTTATAGAGGCATCTGCGGGCGAAGAGGTACATCTTACCCTCGTCGATTAGGGGGGGGTATGTTTTCAATAGGGGGGGCGGTCCTTATGAGAGTACCCACCCAAATATACATTCAAATATATACAGGAATATTGCGAGATGGCTGAGAGCAAAGATTCAAGACTGAAAAATGCGGGCGTCAGTGGGTATAACAAACCCAAGCGTACCCCTAGCCACCCTACCAAGTCACATGTCGTCGTAGCCAAAGAGGGCGACAAAGTCAAAACCATTAGATTTGGGCAGCAAGGCGTTAAGACCAACCAGACGGTGGGTCAGCGCAAGGCGTTTGAGAGCCGTCACGCCAAGAATATAAGCAAGGGCAAGATGAGTGCAGCCTATTGGGCAGCAAAAACTAAATGGGCGCCCTCCAAAACCAAATCATCATCAACCAAGTGGAAGAAAGGCAGTTAAGCAACCTAGAAATCTGGGATCAGATTCCCAGCTCAACCGATCGGAGATACCAAATGAAAAATGTAATTTTAGTAGCAGCAGTAGTTATGACCGGATGCAACACCTTCAACGGTGCTATTGATGGATCGCAAGAGATTCTGACCAGCACAGTAGACTCAGCACAGACTATGGTTACCGATACCGCTAAGGGTATAGGCAAAGGTTCTGCAACTGCTGTCGAAGGCATTGCCAAGGACATCCGCTCAGCATCTGAGTGAATTACCTCTTTAAGGAGAGAAAGTATGCCAAACGTAAACGGTAAGAAGTACGCATATACCCCTGCGGGGATCGCAAAAGCTAAGAAAGCGGCTAAGACGGCAGGCGTCAAGATGAAATCGAAGCCTAAAGCCAAGCCGAAGGCTAAGAAGAAGTAATGCCTGCCAAGAAAGCTGCGCCCAAGAAAAAATCGACCGTTAACAGCGCCGGTAACTACACGAAGCCAGCGATGCGTAAGCGTCTGTTCAACAAGATTAAGGCTGGCAGCAAGGGTGGTTCAGCGGGGCAATGGAGTGCCCGTAAGGCGCAGATGTTAGCTAAAGAGTACAAAGCAGCGGGTGGAGGATACCGAGACTAATGCCTTTAAAAAAATCGCAAAAGAGCTTGAAGAAGTGGACCGGTGAGAAGTGGGGCACTAAGAGCGGTAAGAACTCTACTCAAGGGAAGAAGGCGACCGGCGAAAGATATTTACCAAAGGCTGCCCGAGACGCTTTGAGTAAGAAGGAATACGCGGCGACCAGTAAGAAAAAACGCGCCGACACGAAGGCGGGTAAGCAACACAGCGCCCAGCCCAAGAAGATAGCTAAGAAGACAGCAAGGCACAGGAAATGAAAAACTCGCGTGAAACACTATATGGCAAGGGCGATAACCGTCGTCCTGAAAACACTACTAAGTTTAATGAAGGTTTCGACAGAATTTTTGGAGACAAATCCAAGAAGGCAGAACGGGGCGATAGAAGATTTGTTAGGGCTCAGAAACGAGGAGCGAACAACAATGATTGAGATTGAATTAAAGCGCTTCGCCTATCACCCCGAGGGAACTCTGGGCGTGATTGAGCTTGCCGGAGAGACTTTTTACTCCATCGAGCGCCCTTGGCTTGATAACGCACCCAACGTGTCTTGCATTCCGGTGGGCGCGTATGACACCGGATGGCGTGATTCTCCTCGGTTTGGGGAGACGTGGCACATTAAAGAGGTACAGGATAGGACTTACATCCTTATCCATGCAGCCAACTTCCCTAAAGATGTTCAGGGATGCATTGGTCTGGGCACGGGGCTAATGGGGGACCGTATCGCCGTAAGCAATAGCCGCAAGGCAGTGGCTAGATTTGAGGAGCTTACGAGGGACATATCGTGGCGCCTGATAGTAAAAGATGCTCAGTATGCGGCGATGAAAAGCCAGTAAAGAGCTTTGATGGGAGTCGGAACATTTGCCATTCCTGCAAGCATTTAAAAAGCAGGGTAAGAGCTAGCGGCAGTTTGGAAGGCTTTCTTCAGATGCGATTAACGGCTTTAACGCAGCGTCACAGGCGAAAGAAGTTTGAAGGTACTCTAGTATCTCTCAAGTATTTAATCGCCTTATACGAGCAGCAAAGAGGTATTTGCGCTATTTCAGGCATCCCCATGCACATAACCACCGACCAGTCGGACTTATCCGTCAGTGTAGACCGAATAGACATCACCCAAGGCTACGTTGAAGGCAACATTCGGCTGGTTTGTACCCGAATCAATCTGATGAGAAGCACATTAAACGACCACGATTTCCTGTGGTGGTGCCGAGCTATGGTGAACAGTAGTGGAAATTGAGGAAGTAGCACGAAAACTTAAGGGTAACTTCCCTTTATACGCGAAGAACATGCTGAAAATTGTAACCAAAGAGGGAGAAACCCGCCCATTTGTGTTGAATGCAGCCCAATTATACGTGCATAAAATGCTCGAACAGCAGCTAAAAGATCAGGGAAACATCCGCGCATTGGTCCTGAAAGCCCGCCAAACCGGAATATCTACATACACACAGGGCAGAAACTTCTGGAAAGTAACGCAAAATCGAAACGCTAACGCGTTTGTACTGTCGCACCTTGCAGAATCTACCAACGCAATCTTTAACATGGTCCGACACTTCTATGACAATGTCCCGCATCAGGCATTTAAGCCGCCGCTCGCTTCTCAGTCGGCGTCAACTTTGGTATTTGACGAAATCAATTCGCGGTACAGGGTGGGAACCGCACGGTCAACTCAAACAGGACGAGGACAAACAAACCGATTCGTCCACGGATCAGAGGTTGCCTTCTACCCACAAGGATCAGACATAGTCGCAGGTCTATTGCAGACCGTCGGAGGCAAGAACACTGAAGTGATTCTAGAGAGTACGGCTAATGGTGCCGGTGGCTGGTTCTACGATCAGGTTATGAAGTCCTTGAGGGGAGAGTCTGAGTGGGTCACCTGTTTTATTCCTTGGTTCTGGATGCCCGAGTACCGAAAAAAGGTTTCGCCTTACTTCGTTGCCACCCCCGAAGAATATGATCTCGCCCAGAAATATGGATTGGACGACGAGCAGCTTTCATTCAGACGCGCCAAGCTAGACGAGCTGGGCGGTACAGACCTGTTTCGTCAGGAGTATCCCAGCACCCCGCTCGAAGCATTTTTGACCTCCGGTCGGTGTTTCGTTGAAGAGACCGCAATATCTCAATGTGAGAGTAACTGCTACACGGCAGACTTTAAGGGTGACATCATCGACGGAACCTTGATCGAGCGTGAGCACGGCAACTATCAAGAGTGGTATCCGCCCTCTCGAGAAGAGGCTTACGTGATCGGTGTGGATGTTGCGGAGGGTCTCGCCTACGGCGACTATAGTTGCGCCCAAGTCCTTGATTCTCTTGGTAATCAGGTAGCGTGCTGGCACGGACACATCGATCCTTTCGACTACGGGGCGCTCGTAGCTATGCTTGGAAAGCGTTATAACTCTGCATACGTAGTAGTTGAGCGGAACAACCATGGTCTGGGTACTCTACGAAAGATGCAAGATTTGGGCTACTCGAACCTGTTCGTCGAGAGTTCGGTTGATGGTGCGTATGGTGATCGACTAACCAAGCGTGGCGGTTTCTTGACCACAAGCAAAACCAAGCCGCTGATCGTTGATAACCTTGCAGCCCTTTTGCGACAAGGTGAAAGTGGTGTTGCAGACATCGAATTATTAAATGAGTTGCGAACGTATATCATTGATGATAAAGGGAGTTACAATTCTCAAAATGGATGTTATGATGACAGGGTGATGGCTTATGCTATTGCGCTGCATGGACTTGCCTCTATGCCGAGACCTCGGCACCGGACTATACAAAAACGATTTAAATCGCTTGATCCTGTGACGGGTTACTAATCTATGCATGATGCTGAATTTGATGAAGCAGAAGAAGAGGTAGTTGAGCAAGAAGCAGACGGTACGCAAGCCCAGAGCATGCAGAGTCTGGGGTCTCGTCTCGCCGGAACTTTTCAAGAATACAAAGACGCTCGTAAAGAAACAGAGAACGAGTGGCTAAAAGACTTGCGCCAGTATCAGGGTATCTATGAGCCTGACGTACTCGCACGTCTTAATGCAGCATCTGGATCGCGATCTAAAGTGTTTGTCGGCTTAACACGTACTAAGGTTATGGCGGCATATTCGAGAATTATCGACCTGTTGTTTCAGCATGGCGATGTATTCTTTTCGGTATCTCCAACCCCAATCCCGCAGATCGATCCCCTTAAGGCGATGGAGATGCGCCAGATGGCGATGAGCCAGATCATGATGGCGTCGGGACAAGACCCGATGATGAATCAGGACTTGGTAGCAGCCCGCATGCAGGAGCTTGAGTCCGAATTTCTACAGGTTGAGAAAGAGATAGCCAAACAAGCTGCGGAGTCTATGACGGTTGATATCGAAGATCAGCTGATAGAGACAAACGCAGAGATGAAGCTGAAGGAGAGCATGCTAGAGGCGTGTATCTTTGGCTCGGGTGCTGTTAAGTCAGGCACTGTAAGAATTGATAGGAAGCAGTCTTACTCCAAAATGCTTGACCCGGCTACGGGCGAGCAAGGCTACGCTCTTAGCGTGGTAGAGACTGCTGCGCCAGATGTAGAGTCGGTGTCGATATTTGATCTATACCCTGACCCCTACTGCACAACACTGGAAGACTGTGATGGTCTGTTCCGCCGTCATGTTCTGACTAGAAAGCAGATGCGCGATCTTGCCGATCTGCCTCAGTTTGATGGCGAGATGGTTAGATATCTTCTGAAGATTCACCGTAACGGTAATCACACAGAAGAGGATCACGAGACCACGCGCAGAAGAATTGCCGGAATCCACGAGAACTCTGAATCCAACCGCTTCGTTGTTATGGAGTATTGGGGCACTGTAGATGGGTATGATTTAGAAGAGCACGGAATTGAAATGCCAGAGGGCGCTGACTTGTCAGATGATTACTCTGCCTGCGTTTGGTTCTGTGACGGTAAAGTGATCAAGGTCATGCTGAACCCTATCACTGGCTATAAGATTCCGTACCACATCTTCCCGTATGAGCGCAGCCCACACCAGTTCTGGGGTACAGGCGTGCCTCGTATGATGCGTGACTCTCAGGGAACTATGAATACCGCAACAAGAATCTGGTTAGACAACATGGCTTTGTCTTCCGGTCCTATGGTTGAGGTAAATACAGACTTGCTTGCAGCAGGAGAAGACCCGACAGACATCCACCCTTGGCGAGTATTCTTGCGTGAGGGTGGAGACGGTTCTATGCCTGCTGTTAGATGGTATCAGC